CCTTTGCCAATCATATGTCAATAAGTCGTCTGAATTCTATTCTGATTGGAGACGGGAGAACGGAAGGATTTTGCGAAATGGTTAATACAACTAGAAAATCCATAACATGGATCTGGAGAGTTTTTTGCGGAGTAAGTGGAGCTTTTTTCGCATCTTTAATATATTTGCTGGCTAAAGGATAGAGGACTTAACTATGCCGTATATAGTTACTGGTGAACCTGCAGGCTGGAGAGATGAATATTATAAGAAGGATCTTAATTACAAGTACCCTTCTGGTTTGGATTTACGCCCTGATAGCGCTTTGCATAGAAAGCTCAGATCTAGAATATGGGAGCGTGCCAGAATGGCGAGAGATGAAATCTCCAAGCGTTTTGATTCTTGGAGACAGATAGATAGAACACTGACTATCTATATGCCTTTGAAGGAAAAGGAACAACGGCTAAAAGACAAAGATGCTACCAAGCCTGTTAGTATAGTATTCCCTTATAGTTATTCAATGCTTGAAGCTTTATTAACTTACTTATCAATGGCTTTTTTTCAAGATCCTATATTTCAGTATGAAGGTGTTGAGGATGATGATACTGTAGGTGCAATGCTGATGGAGTTGATTATTAGACTCCATTGTATTAAGAATAAAGTGCCTTTGGCTATACATACTATTCTACGTGACTCACTAAGCTATGGAGTAGGCATTGGTATACCTGAGTGGCGTAGATTATATGGAAAGAAACTGACTAAATCACTTATAATTACTGAGTCAGAACTAGGCACTTCTACAGAGAGAATAGGCAACTTTGTTGACGGCTTATTATTTGAAGGTAATGCTCTGTCATCTATAGACCCCTATATGTGGTTGCCAGACCCTTCTGTGGCTAGTGATAATATTCAGAAGGGTGAATTCATAGGCTGGGTTGACAGAGATAACTACATGAACCTGTTGAGTAGAGAAGAACAACCTGACTCAGGACTGTTCAACGTAAAATATTTGAAGCCTAAAGGAAATAAGAAATCAGCCTTGGCTCTTGATGAAAGTGATAGACAGACAAGTTATGGCGGTTCAGCTAATATACATAGAGCTATATCAGGTGCTGTATCTCCAGTAGACATTATTCATATGTATATTACACTTATTCCAAAGGATTGGAAGCTATCAAAGAGTGAAGTTCCTGAAAAATGGTACTTTGAGTTGGCTGGAGATGATGTGATTATAGCTTGTGAAAAAGCAGACCATAATCATGGACAGTATCCTATGGCTGTGGCGAGTCCTGAGTATGATGGATATTCAATAACACCTATTGGAAGAATGGAAGTGTTATACGGCTTACAGCATACATTAGACTTTCTATTTAACAGTCATATAGCTAATGTAAGAAAAGCTATAAACGATATGTTAGTGGTTGACCCCTACCTTGTCAATTTTGAAGATTTGAGAGACCCTCAGCCTGGAAAACTGATCAGGTTAAGAAGACCGGCTTGGGGAAGAGGTGTTGAGAAAGTAGTGCAGCAACTCCAAGTCACTGATATTACAAGAACAAATATATCTGATTCCGCTTATATCACTCAGTGGATGGATAGAATATCTGGTGCAGACCAGTCTATGCAAGGTGCTCTTCGTCAATCAGGTCCTGAGCGATTAACTGGAGTTGAATTCAGTGGCACACGCAATTCTGCAATGAGTAGATTGCAACGAATGGCTATGATTATTGGTATGCAGTTTATGCAGGATATAGGAACCCAATTTGCTGTTCATACTCAACAGTATATGACTCAGGATACTTATGTAAATATAGTTGGCAGATATACTGAACAACTGATGAAAAACTTCACTGGTGGCAAGACGAGAGGAAGAGTAAGTCCTTCAGATCTGGCAATTAATTATGATTTGATAATAAGAGATGGTTCAATCCCTGGCGGAAACTTCTCTCAGATTTGGATAGATTTATTTAAAACTATCGGAACAGATCAAGAGCTTAGACAGACCTTTGATATAGTAAGGATTTTCACTTATATCGCCCAACAGCTTGGCGCTAAAAACGCTGAAGATTTTAAGCGTAATGTGAATAATATTCAGCCAGCTACAATGCCTGACGAGCAGGTTGAACAGCAGGTTCAGGCTGGAAACCTGGTACCTGTGGAGGCTTGATAATGGAAGATATTAAAATTAGAGCAAGTAAAGAAGCTATTGAAGAATTTAAGGATTCCATTCTTTGGGCTGATATTGTTGAAGAGCTTAAGATATGGAAAGAAGGTTTCAATGGAGAGATGCAGTCTATAGTTGATAATGCAGAAGGGAGTAATCCCTCAACAGCATCTGTCTTGCTACATATGGGAGATTTAAATGGTAGACAAAAAGCTGTGGACTATTTCCTTAATCTTCCTGATGTGTTCTTGAGTATTTTAAGGAATAAGGAAAAAGTTAAAGAGGAGAGAAGGTAAATAAGATCGTTTAATAATCAAACAAACTAAAATAAGGAGAAAAGTATCATGGAGAAAGAATTGGAAAAAGAAGTGGAAAAAGAAGAAACCATAAACACTGAGATTGAAGATATGCTCAACGCGTTAGATGGTTCGTCTTCTAATAAAGCTGAAGAGGAAAACGAAAAGGAAAAGACGAAAGAAGAAGATAAAACAAGGGAAGAAGAGAAAAAAGAAAAAGAGGAAGAAGAAAATCCTGAGGACAAAACTAAAGAGTCTGCCAGGGAAGAAAAGGAAGAGGAAGAGGAAACAGAAGAAGATGAACAGATAAAAGCTGATATAGAAAAGAAAGAGAGAGAAGTCCTAGACAAAATAAACGTCGAAAGAGAGGAAAGAAAGAGAGCTGAGGAAGAAGCTCGTGTTAAAGCTGAGAAAGAAGCTAAAGAGAGAAATGAACCAGTTAAAATTGAAGAGCAGGACTTCATTGGTGATGTGGATTTGGAAGAATTAATTGAGAATAAGAAAGCTTTTAATAAACTGCTTAATTCAGTGTATGCAAAAGGAGTAAGCGATTCTAATAAATTATTCACTGAGAAATTATTCTCGTCTATTCCTGATATTGTAAGGCAGAATTTAACTTCTATTATATCAATGAAAGAGACGAGTGATAAATTCTATAAGGAGAATGAAGATCTTGTTCCTTTTAAAAAGGTTGTGGCTGCAGTCTTTGATGATGTAGCGGCTAACAACCCAGATAGAAATTATAATGAGCTCATGAACCTTGTTGCACCTGAAGCAAGGAAGAGGCTCGGGCTAAAAAGACAGGTGGCGACGAAGCAGAAAGACAATGAGGACAGGAGTAAGGCTCCTAAGCTTCATGGGCCTAGAAACACTCAACGCCAGAGTCTTTCACAAAAAAAGAACCTTTCATCTCTGGAGAGTGAAATCTCAGAAATGAACAAATCCTTAGGGAGGTAAAAAATATGTCTCTTGAAGATAGAGGTGCTCAACATGATAAAGAAGTAGTCGACAAATTCATTGATCCAGCTGCGTCAATTGAAATGTCTACTCGTGATTACGTAGTCCGGCCTAGTGCAGTTACTGCTCCTATGATAATAGTACTTCCTTCAGTCGCTGAAGCAAAAGGTCGATTCTATTCAATCGTTGCAAGGAAAGCTAGTGTCACAAACACTATCACCATTACTCACAAGGATGACAGTGAGTGCTGGATTGATATTGTTCTCACTGGAAAGTGTGATGGTCTGCTTCTTTATAGCGACGGTTTGAAGTGGTTTCAGCTAGCCCAGATTTTATCTACCTGCGATAGTGGCTACGACTATGACTATAAATAGATATAACCAAATAAAATAACTTAGAATCTTACGGAGGTAAATATGTTTCTTGGAATGAGAGGTACTGGCGATTGGGTAACTGGACAACGCCCTATGAATTGGAGGGAGCAGATATTATATCTGTATCCTAATGGACAAGCTCCTTTGACAGCCATCTTGTCAATGATGGGTTCTGAACCTGTGAACGACCCGCAGTTTCATTGGTGGACTCAGGAACAGAGTGCTGTTGGTGGAGCTGTTACTGGAGTATTTACATTGCCTGACTTGTCTGCTGCCTACGCCGGAGGTGGAGTAGCTGGCGATGTAATATATATTAGAATTACCACAACTCTTGCCAATCGCATTAGAGAAGGTCACCAGATTCTTCTTCGTGATGCTTCCGACTACAGAGTCGATGTAGTTGGTAAGGTAACTGGTGTAACTCGTGGAACGACAGTATCTGTTCTGGCAGTTAAGTTATTGGAGGCTGATGATAATTCAGCTGACAATGATCTTCAAAACTGCGACACTTTCAAGATTATTGGTAACATTAATCCTGAGGGTGGTGAGATGCCGGATGCTATCGCTCTTAATCCTTCGAAGGTCTACAACTATACACAGATTTTCAGAACTCCTCTGTCTCTGACACGGACTGCGTTGAAAACAAAACTTCGCACTCCTGAACAGCGTCAGAAGGCAAAGGCTGAGGCTTTGGAAATGCATTCTTGGGAAATGGAACTTGCATTCCTCTGGGGCATCAGAACTGAAAATGTAGGTGATAATGGTAAGCCTGAGAGAACCACTATGGGCGCTATCAACTTTATCCGTCAGTATGCTGCTGCTAACTGTGACGACTATACACTCAATCCCACTTATGCTGGAATAGCCTGGACTGCAGCCGGTGGTGGAATGACTTGGATAAAGAATATGCTCGAGCGGATTTTCCGCTATGGTGCAAGTGAGAAGTTAATCCTTTGTGGTTCTGGCTTCTTGCTGGGTATTGATGCCTTGGCTTCAGCTAATGCACTCGGAAACAGTATCCAGTTAGCTCCTGCCGCCAAAACCTATGGCATGGAAATCAGGCAGTGGATTACTCCTTTTGGAGTAGTGAATATGAAAACTCATCCCTTATTCAGTTATGATGCTACAACTCGTAACATGGGGGTAGTGCTTGAGCCTAAAGAACTTACCTATCGTTACATTGACGATACCACGTTCTATGGTGAGAGCAACCAGAAACAGCACGCTGAAGGCTATGGTCAGAGACGAGTTGACGGTATCAATGAGGAATTCCTCACTGAAGCCGGTCTCGAGTTTGGTTTAGCCCAGAAGTGTGGTATTCTGAATGGGGTGGGTCTTAACAATACTCTGACACCTTAACAGTTTATTGCCCAAAAGGCCCCTTCCTTTGGGGAGGGGCTTTCTTCTAAAGGAGGAGAACAATGGTAAACTTTACCCTTTTCAATAAATTTCTCTCCCAGCTTGCCAACGGTGGGTATAATTTGGGAAGCGATACTCTCAGGTTCGCCCTGACCAATACCGCACCGACAGCGGCCACGGATACCGTTTTTGACCCGCTAGAAAAACATCCACCCCCCGCCGCCGCTAATGGATATACCAGTGGTGGACACGCAGCAACGATTGATTCATCGGAAGAGTCTGGTGGTATTTATACGCTCGCTTGCACAACCGATATTGTGATTACTGCTACGGAAGGAGGGATTGGCCCTTTCCGATACGTTATTCTTTACGACGATACCAGTGAGACCGACCTGCTTATCGGCTATTGGGATTACGGAAGCAGCATTACACTTAATGTGGGAGAAACTTTCACGATTGACGTAACCGGTTCACTGCTCACGATTGCGGTTGCGGCATAAAGGAGAATGAACGATGGCAACAGTGGTTAAACGTAAATTAAGCGGCAGTACGGACGGAAAGGCAATTA